CCTGTACCGTTTTGAGTACGAGGTGTAAAACCAAAACATAATACGTATGTATATAGTGAGTCAGTATCAAGTACTGCTCTATCTGCTAGAAGACAACCACCACCGCGGCCAACCAATCTATTTGGGAAATCGTCAATCCCGATACTTTCCACTGTACCTGTACCACCACGTTGGGCATAAAGAATATCTCCAACATCTACGTTCCCTTTCAAGTTTCTGACATAGATTTGTCTGGCTGAATCAATATCATCAATATAAGATATAAATCCGCGAGCACCACTTGAGAAAGTAACTTCATCGTTAACTTCAAATTGATTTTGTGGGCTGTGGCCAACTTCCATGTAGAATTCGCGACCTAAATCGAGAATAGTACCTTTAGAGTTAAATGGATTTAGAGGTGGCTCAACATCTAAACGGTTGAAGTTTGAAAGCTGAGATGAATCTCGAATATATGGAGATCTTCTTAACAATGCACCTGGACGATATGCGATAGCAAATCCGCCTTCAGGCTGATCAAAGTTATCAACTTCAAAGTTCATATATGCAAAACCTTGAACATAACAACCAGATCCAACTAAAATACCGTTAGTTTGTTCGTAACCTGGCTTTTTCTGAATTACTGTAGCGTACTGACCTGCAGTTGAAGTCATTGAACAATCATCTGGTAATACAATCGGTTCATCAACATAGTAGGTGCCTGGACCCACAGAAATATGTACTGCGTTGTTTATGTCGTTACGATCTGGGTTACCACCTGCTTTCTGAATCGCAAGCTCTGATGCTCTAGCAAGGGTTCTGATTGGCTGTAGAATGCTTCCTGGATATCTATCATCGCCATCTGATGCAACGTGAATTTTAAGAGATTTTTCTGTTTTCTTAGAGAATTCATCGTACAATTGACGATAAGTCATTTTCTCTGTATCGCCAGTCTTGACGTTTTTGAGAGCAAAATAACTATCTTCATCAAGCAATGGCTCGAATGTTTTAGTGATATCCATATCGAAGTCAACAAGATTAGATTCTTCGATTGTTGAATTAGAAACTACTGACTCTTCGATATCAGAATTTTTAATTGTTGATCTTTGTTGTACTAGATCTTCAGAGGTTGAACTTCCAATTTGGATATTAGTTGCAACAACTTGGTCCATAGAACCAGTTAACTGAGCATCTTCTAATATTGGATTAGTGAATGTGTTATTATCACCAGTACCATTTGAGAAATCAGAGTTTGTAATTACAATGTTGTTAGCATTAGTATCGTAAATCTCACCATTTGAAAAGTTCGAATCAGTTATGTCTGTTGTAGTAATCGTATTGTTAGATAAAACAGTATCGTATATTTCGCCATTAGCGAATACTGAATTTGTAATGATTACATTATCTAAATCTGTATCTCTAATATCTGAGTTAGAAATATCGGTATCGACAATAGTTACATTGGATACTGCACTATCACTGATAGTACCATTTGAAAAATCGGTAGTAACAATTTGTGAGTTAGAGATAAACGCATCTTCAAGGATAAGTTCATCAATCTCGATGTTTGTAAGGATTAAGCCGTTTGCTGTACCTTGATCGATGGTAACATTATTATAGAATGAATCATCGATAGTAGAATTTGTAAAGATATTATTGTTACCAGTCGAGTTGTTTAACTCAGATTGATCTACAATAGTATTTGTGAATACGTTATTATTACCAGTACCATCTGAGAAGTCAGAACCTACGATGGTTACATTGGCAACTGCAGTGCCAACCATTGTTCCGCCAGAAATATCGGAATCGTCTATATCTGAATCGTTAATGAAACCGTCGTTAAACGTGTTACGATTCATTACGTTATCTTCAATTGTAGAGTTGAAGATTCTTACACCGGAAATCGATCCGCCAGTGATTGTTATTCTATCAAAAACTTCATATTGTAAAGCTTGTACAAGTTCTTTTCTCGTAATGTTTTTAGTACCGTCATCACCCTGGATAAGGTTAACGATAACAAAAAGGTCTTCAGAGCGAGTATTGGCACCTTTAATCGGACCTAATTCTGAAATCTTTGACATTTGATGATACCCTTATGTGTTATAGCTCGTTGTTTAACTTTATTTATATAAAATAGGATGCGCAATTCCAGTTCTTAACTAATAAACTTTAATGCGTCATACTCCTCTATTACATAAACACGTACATAACTACGACCGCTATTTTGTGCTTTTAATAATCTGTGTCGACCATCTATCATTCTATAAGGTTTATCTGCAGGATTTTTCATACCTTTAACTACTATACCTGCGAGATCTATGTCAGCTTGTTTGTATCGACTATCTCTTGTTTCTATTGTTCTCGTTGTTTTGTGGCCTATATCATCTATATTTATCGAAATTGGTTCGATGTTTTTTATCTTAACCCACTCATAGATTTTGCTACAATCTATTTGTGTTGGCACATTAAATAATTGCCAATCGCCGTCCATCATATGTATCATCTTATAGAAAACCCAAAACTTAATCTATCTGTTTCCGAACCAACGCAATGCCAAAGGAATGGTGGTTCGCCAGTTACTTCAAATAAACGACTCGTAAGTCCTTTATCATCATAATCTGTAATTACTTTTTCATCTTTTATATATCTAAAAAAAGATTTGTCTGCTTCATTTGTCCAAGTTAAATAAAGTCTTTTACAAGGATCGTTCCTATTAGTATGCCATCCCATATATCCTGTTGGAGGATAATGAAAAAAGCCTGTGGCCCGAACAACTTGTTTTGGAAATAGTTTTTGAATTAATTGCGTTATTTGTTGAGTAACTCCTAACCCTTCGAAACTTACCATATTAGTTTCGTTACTAATTGAGAGGTTTGAAGTGCTAAGATGTTCTAGGGTTAATTTATCAGCCCAATCTTTTACTGTTTTTGCTCCGGCTATTCTTGTATTTAAGAGCATATCTCTATAATTCTTCTCAATTATTTTTTCAGCTTCTATTTTAGTTTCATCCGGAAGATCAAACCTTATGCTCATGCTAGCTTAGGATTATATTTAGCTTCAAAATCAATGAAAGCGTTAGGAACTGCTTCATATGCAGTCCAATAGTCAGTAGCACGTGATAAATCAACAGTATTTGGTAAATCTCTTAACTTTTGTTTATCAGCTTCAATTTCTTTAACAAGATCATTTAAACCTTTTGTTAAGGCTCTCATTGCAAGTGTATCTAACATATTTAATGCTATACCACGTTGGCTACGTATTAAACCTAAAATATATACTTGAACAAGTTCCATATCCCATTCAACTCTTGAAGGCTTTTTAACGTTATTAAATTTTAAATATTCAGGCATACCAACCATAGAAAAATCTTCACGACTTGAGTTTTCGTCGATATAATCTTTTTCGAGATAACCAGCGCCTTTTGGTATAATTCCGTCTGCAACAAGTTTACTTACTTTTTGATTAGTACTCACAACAGCTACTTTAGGAGTATCTAGTGGGTAATTGAAAAATATGGTTTTCATCTGTTATTCTCTCTTTAATATAGTATTGCGATATTAATCAATCGCGGGTCCACTGTTGTTATACCAAACGTAGCACCTGTGTTGTTATCGTTACCGCCAAAGTGTTGATAATCAATAATAGTTCGAGTAGCTTTAATAACAAATGAACTTGTAGTTTGTGAACTAACCCAAGCGTTATAGTTTGTAAATGCTTGTGTTACACCGTTAGCATCGCGTGCTGTAGAAGCTGTAACATTAGTTTGTTTATCATCTACGTTACCAATAACAATTGCATAATCAGCATTACTTGATGGTCTACCGCCAGGAATATTACTTGGAATACTTACAGTATAGGTACCAGTAGCAGTTTTTGTTACTGTTAAACCGCCTCCGCTTGATTTTACAGACCCATTCGATCCATCGAAGGTAATATAACCTTTTACTAATTGAACAATACCTGTTAACTCTGAACCATCGCCAGTGAACTTATCTGCATCTACAGTCCCTGTTACTGTGGCGTCACCAGCTACTGTAAGGTCTCCATCAACGTCAACGTCGTTAAAAGTAACATCGTCATTTGTTCCAACGTCTTGACCGATAGAAATTTCTCCATCTAAGCCGTCATAGGATACTCCAGTTCCAGCACTTAAGGAAGCTCTTGCTCTTGAGACTGTAAAATATAAGTTATCATCGCCTTCGGATAAACTATCTGTATCGTGGTTTGTTAATGAACTTACTGTACCATTTACGTTACCAGTAAATGTTGCTGGTACGTTGGCAGCTGGTCCACCGTTTTCAAAAACTTTATTTCCTTGTGGGTGGTAAATATCGCCTGTAAAGTTACCAGTAAATGTACCACTAAAATCACCTGTTGCTCCTGTTTGAACAACAAGGTTATTTGCAGTAAGTATTCCTGGTACTGTTAAATTCGTACCAATTTGAACATCAGCAGAAGTTACAAGACTGGGAACAGTTAATACGCCGGCAGTTGATAAAGAAAATTGACCGCCTCCGCCATTATTCATTTCAAAAGATGAATCACTTCCAGAAGCGTAACCAATATCCCAATTCGTTTGGTTATCAGTAAATCTTGCTTTACCTCCGCCAGAAGCGTAGGCAAATGTTATAGCAATTGCATCAGATACTGGAGTAACAATAACCGGCGAGGCAAAAGAAACTGCAGTAGCTGGAGTCCTAGATTCAATTGTATCTGTACTTACTTTAACTACACCAATTAGTTCGTTTGCAGTAAATTCTCCATTGAGAATTGCATCTCCGTCTGTGGTATCTGCCGAACCCGCTTGAGCAGTGATTGCAGAATCTCGGAAGATATTAACCATCTCATTAGTTTTATCAAACCAATTTTGAAATGTTTGTGTCGTAGCTATGTTTTGAATATTTGGTTTGGCCATTTATCTCTTCTCTATTTTATCTACCCTATCGCTCAGTCTTTTCAAACAGGCTTTAGCTTCGTTAAGTTCGCTTTGTAATTTATCTACTTTTCTATATAACGCTCTTTCTAATTTATATTTATTAAGAGCTTGTATATCAGTATTTATTACTGCTCCGCTATCATCTCGTACTAAAGCCGACTTGATCATGTTAATGCAATGCCTCTATAGTCTTTTACAAATGGTGCATTATGAATGCTGTCAGCAATTAAATCAATTCTTATTGCAAACTTTCTATATCCAAGGAATGTACCTGCATCACTTGTATATGTTAATACACCGGTATCTTTATTTGCAGCTGCTACTGCATATCGATATTCTCTATAGTCATCTAAATTAGAAGATGATGAGAAGGTTTGTGCGCCTTCAATAGTTTCTAATTCAATCCAATCAATAGTATCCTCGGCAGAGCTATCTTGTGCATGTTGTGGTCTAATATAAACTTTAATTTCAGTTCCTGCTGGTCTATAACCTGTTAAGTACAGATTTAAATCTTCAGCATCTAAGTCTTCAGCTAATTCAACAGTCTTAGAAATATACTTTGATGTTGTAACAGCTGAATCTGTTACTTTAAATTGATATGCTAATAGCGTTGCTAATTCTAAATCAACAATTGGAGTTGAAGTAGAGTTAGATGAGTTAGTCATACCTACATTAATTAAGAATGGTTTTGGATTTACAAAGTTGTTTGACCTAGAATAAATAACAACACCATTTTGAGTGAAGAAGTTATTATCACCAAACTTCATTGGCATATCGTAGGAATTAACAACATTTGCTGGATCTGTAAACGTACCACTAATTGTAGTTGTTGTTACAGAATCGTTTGTTTTCTGAATTAACGGTTGTACATAACTTAAATTGATATTATCAACCGATCCAATTGTACCAGTTGTTGTTGAATCAAGACCTGTAAGAGTATCACCAGCAACAAATTTCTTAGACATAATCGAGGAACTTTGTTTTAAGTGAAGAGTCGCAGCAGTATATTTGTTGTAATGTGAAATGATACCAGCAACAATTGGAATGCCAGAAGATGTTGCTCCATTGAATGAACAAGGTTTATCTGTAGTCATTTCAGTAGCTGAATCAACACTTACAATTCTAAATATATCCCTTGCAGTATTTGCCGAATTAATTACAAGAATATAATCGCCAGCTGCGTAATCAGCAGTAAAGTCATTACCCGATTGAGTAATAATATTTGTTCCTTGTACCATTGAAACTGAATATCCTACATCAATTTGCTTATAAGCATATTCATTAATATTGAATCTTCCAGTCCAATCAGATAATGTTAAGAACTCGTGATCATCATTGGTAAGAGAAACACTACCTGTTGCAGCGTTAAAGTCGTGACGATATAAGTTGAACTTAATATCTTCGTCTTGTACTGATTGCCATGCTCTGTTGTTTGTAGATGTGAATAGAACTCCATCACCCCAGTCCATTACAACCGCTTGACCTTGAGTAGGACCAGCAGTAAGATCATCACCACCAACTTTAGAAGTATAATGTAAGTAGTTTGGATCGTTAGCATCTGGCATAATTACCACTGCATATTCTTTTTCAACATCCATTCTTATCGGAGCATCAAATGTTACTTCAGTAACTGCCGAAGCATCGTCTGATACACTTACTTCTGAAGGAGCTAAATGAGTCTTAGAGAATGGTAAAATAATATTAGATGGATAACCATTAACAACTTCACGTATTGTAATAGTAACACCGTTAATATTTGATTTACGTTTAAAGAATAAATCAACTTTAGATACAAAGATTGAATTAGATCCACGACCCATACCTTGTTTAATAAAGAATGTTTGTGCTAATGGATCGCCTCGTCTTGTTACCTGAGTCATACGAGCTGCTAAGTTTCTTGATGTAGCAGTTTCTTCTGTACCAAACTCTGGCATTCTTGTTGCAATGGTTGTTTTACTTTGCGTAATATTATATGCGTGATAAGCAATTTCACCTTTTGAAGTTGATGCTGATTCAATACTTGAATATTGATTAACGTCAACTGCGGTAAATACTCTATCACCTACATAGAATTGACCTTGTGGAATTCTAAATACGGCTCTTAAAATACCGTTTTCATCAGTTGAAACTGCAGCTCCACGATCTCCAACTTTTTGTACATTTCTTGCATCCATTGCAGCAGGAGAGCCCGGAGCAACATGTGCATTAACGTCAACACCATCAAAGAAGAAGTAATGTTGTGTATTAGGTCTTAAACCAGAGATGAATACTTTAATGTTTCTTGATCTCATAAATGGTTGGAATTGAATGTTAGTAACAAAGTCACCAACTTGATCTAATCCACCATCGTTTACAGTAAGACTTGATATTGTACCAGCTTGAGTCCTAGGAGTAATCGTAGTTGTTGTTCTACCCGATACCATACTTGTTGAAGGACCGTCTGTAATCGGACCATCCCAGCTTGTACCTGTAATCGGTAATACTTCTTGTAAATCTTGGAATACACCAGCCAAATCGATTTCTAATGGTACTGGATTTTGAATAGTATCGTGAGCCATATCGTGGCTTGGAGAAATCTGAGCATTACCGTCGTATTTCCAGAAGTTAGATACACAGTTTCTAAAGTTTGTAGCATAAGGCTGACCAATTAACTTAACATTAGCATTTCTACTTAATGAAGCAACTTCAGCACTATTAACATCTGGGAATATAGTTGCGCCTGCGGCAGTACTATATTTAAGATCTAACGGGAATGTATTCAATGCAGGAGTAAGAATTTTCTTATCAAAATGAATAGCAGCTTTATGGTTAGGATCTTCTGTATTAGCAATATCTGCATCATTCATTGGATCTACAATGTAACCATTCTTAAATCTTGATAAACCATTTTCATCTAAAATTAATAGATTTTCTGAGCTTTGTTCTAATTGATTTAAACTAATGTAATATTCAAGACCTTCAATTCTTCTTTCGATCTTTTCAATATCACGCATTGTATAGTTTGGAGTACCGGCTGATTTTACTTGTACAGCTGATGAGAACTTACCTTGCTCTGATGCTTCTTTTTGTGATAAGGCAGGATAACCAGGAATAAACACTGTTGAAACAATTAATTGATCTGATCCAACTTTAGGTGTAATTGGATTCTGGCTTTCTTCACCTTTAATAATTTGTGAGTTACCATATGAATCAAAACAAATAGCATCAACTCTTGATAGATAACTTTCAACATCTGATGTAATCGCAGATTGTAATGCCGGTACCAAGAATGTACCAGTAAATGTTCTTGCAACATTACCAGATACCGGAGTTGTAACGATTCCAGCTGCTCCTTGAGATACATCAGTATAATCAACGGCAGAATCTTTATCAGCATATGGTCTAAAATCAAAGCAATTTCTTAATTGATATAATTTACCATTAGTAGCTTTATAGCTTTCTAAATCAGATGATCTTACAAATCCATCTGGTAATATTGCTGTATCGTCATCAATAGGATAACTATTAATATTAAAGAAGTGTTGTCCTTGCGAAGTATTACGTTGGTAAACTGCAAGTTGTACAACTAATTGTTGACCATTTGCTGGCTGTGGACGACCTTGGATATATTCCATATATGATCGATCATAGAAATGGTCGTTTTGATTTGTGTGTAATTTAAAACTGTCGGTAAAATCTGTTCCGCCAGGTCCAGTACTAACACTAATAATTTTGTATACGTCAGGGAAACCTAAACTGTATTTAGATGTAACAGTTGCAAAGTTAACTTTTATATATGGTTTAACTGATGTTTTAGGATGTGGTATTGCGTTCGTTAATCTCTTATTGTAGTATACCTCTGCACCACCGGCTGCTGCGCCTGGATCTAATGCAATAGTCATTACTGAATCTGCTAATGTTTTGGTAATACTTACCACGTTAATAACTGTATTTGTGGTATCAACTACAAGAAGATCATCTTGATTTAACGCAAAGTCTTCGCCAACTGCAGCTGTAATTTCAATTTCATCATTAACTACAGATACAGCTTTTTGAGCTCTCACTGGAATAACCATATCGGTAAATTCTTTAATGTATGGAGTACCTGTATCGAAAACAACTGGTGACTTATTAATTTCTTTTACTTTATCATTTGCAGTTACTGTGATCTCACCAGCAGATCCAACAATTTTTACAACTTCATTAAAGTTATTAGGTAATAGCATTTTAACACCCATCAAGTATACTCTTGTAGGTGTAAGGTTTTTAACGTATGCTTTACCAATCGTACCGTTTACTGAGTTTTTAAGATCAACTGTTGCATAGTTAATATCTACTGTACCAGAAATAGCTACTACATTAAGATAAGATCCATAGTCTATGCTTGTTGCTTGGTTAGGTTGAAGTGCAGTATTAGCAACATCGTCAATTGTAAAATCTAATTTACCACTATTTTCTACTCTGAAACCTTTAATATAAGCAGTACCTTTACCAACAAGAGCAGTAAGCTCATTGTTTCTTCGGTCCATATCAACTTTAAAGTTTTCTAAAACATAGTTACCTGATTCTTCGTATGTTCTTTTTGCCATTTCATCAGCAATAGAATTAAACTGAGCAACGTCACGTAAAGTAACTGCTGAGCCATTTTGATAACGAATCAATGTGAAGAATACAGGATCTACGTCTGCAACTGCAGTATCTTTTACAACTAATTTTGGAACCATTGAAAGTCTATCAGCACCAGGTGCATTTTCATTCTGAGACCCGTTTGCATTATCGTACAAACTATTATCTTGTAATGAACTTACTAATAATTCGTCAACTTCATAACCAACTGATAAATCATCAGGTTGATCGCTGTATTTTGATACAACTAATGTTTGATCTTTTGTAAATAGGAAATGACCTTTTTGGAAAATAACACCAGCCGATGCTCTAATACCGAATGCTTTACCAACAGGTGTCGATTGTAATGTTACGTTAATTGTCCAAAGCTCAGGATCTGCTCCAGATCCGCCTTCTTGTAATGCGCTAACTAAAACTGAACCGTTATAAACATATTTTGTAATTGTTAATGCTTCACCAGTTTGGAAACGTTGAATAGCACCATTTGTATTCAAATAGTTAATAAAGAAAGTATTAAGATCTGGTGGTCTTGTTTCAAAACCGCGAGTAGCAGCAATGATATTAGCTTTAAGGCCAGCAGCATTTGATACCTCGTATACAACATCGACGTCTGTTTCCACACCGTCAATAATTGCTGTACTTGGACCAGATACGTATGATTCAACATCAAAGTCTGTTTTATCGGTTAACCTTACAAATTCTAAACCGTTAAGGTTAGTAAAGTTACAACCTTTAATAATAGTACCTTCCTGGTAGATATTATCTCCGAATTGCTCTACTTGATTTTGAAGAATTGATTGAAGTTGAGTCAGCTCTCTTGCTTGTACAGCATATGCTGGCTTAAACAGAATCTTATAGAACTGCTTTTCGACATCAAAGTCATCAAAATATGGTGCAATATTTAAATTTGTATTAATAGGCATCTATTTGAGTTTCCTTTAAAATTCTAAGACCAACTTATATTCTTCTCTTGAACTTTCAGCCCGTTCTAAGGGGAAAAAGTCTTCCATAAAGTATACTGTTCCGGATCTTTGAGTATATCTTGATTCAATAACATTATTAGCTACTGGTATATTTATCTGTATTCTTTGCCCTGTTGCATTAATCAGGTCCTTATCATAGTCTAATGATATGTCATTATTAGCACTATTTATCTGCGGTCCCATATAGTTACAGATAAAGACTGTATTGGAACTTGCTTGTATATCATGTACACGACCACTAAAAGTGATGTTATTATTTATGTCTACCTGAGTAACAGCTGTATCTACTTCAAACTTTGCATAATCATCGGTAATAATTTCTATTCTATTATCAAATACTTCAGGTGAAGCAGTGTTTGCTGTTTCTGGGTCGGGTGTAAATATTGGATTCTTTACAATTCCAACAGCAGAGTAACTATTAGATTTGCCAATTTTATTATTGTCTGTTTCTGTAATGTATGCATATAATAAAACATGTCTACAATGCATTTCATCAATAAGATTAAAACCGTGATAACCCAATGGAGATAATACTGGTCTTAATGTTGCTCTTACATCAACAGGATTATCATCTTCGTCTGGTTCAAAATCAAAAATAGGATCGACAATACGAGCCGTAATATTATTGTAATTTGAACCTGTTTCTAATAATTCGATATTAGTAATTGTACCTTCTACAACTCTTGGAATAGCAACAGCACCCGTGCCATCACCTAATATTTCAACAGTTGGTACGATTTTAAGTGTTGAGTTAATAACAACGCCATCACCTTTTGGATCTCCAACAACTCTTAATCTTACTACTCGAGCTGTTTCATCATAGGTAGAACTATCAACAACATATGTATACGCAACATTATTTGGAGTATTTAAATATATTGTCATACCAGCATAGTAGTTAGAAATCTGGCTTAGGAAAGAAGATTGAATTACAATTTCACCATCATTACCTGGAGGACCAACCACGATACCACTTTCTAATGTAGGATAACCTGCATTATCGATATAGTTTTCTACAAAAATATCAGAAACTTCTGAACCTGTAATTACGTTATTAGCATCTGCTTCAGGATCAGGATTAATTTCAAATGTACCAACTAAAGGAATAAAACCAGAAGCATTATAAGCTTCAAATTGTTGCTCAGTTAAATAATACATAAACTTCCAAACATAACCGTCTGGCATTCTGTAAATCTGATTTTCAGTTGTTGGATTATAATTTGGTGGTACTGTAGAAAGAGCACCATTATTATTTGAAAGGCATTTATAAATTCTGTAATCGCCTGAATCGTTATTTGTAGGACCTACAACAGAATAAAAGTTTTCTGTTTCTAAATCAATAAGATCGTCGTATTGAGTATATAATGCATCCTTTTGCCAAGGATAATATTTAATCATAAACTTAATATCAGAGTTAAATACTTGCTTGCCGAAAAGAATACTTTCTTTAAAGTCCATCTTAGAGTTCAGAGAGTTGACAGCAGGAACACGATTCAACTCGCCGATAACGGTTGAAGAAACCATAAAATAGAACTCATTATCGAGAAGTTCTTGATAGAAATCTCGAGTAATGTCGTTCTTCATTGTTGTAGTTAAAATTTCTGGCATTTCACTTAACCCTAGCTTTTGTAATATTTATAAACACTTTTAACCTCTTCTTCGAATACGTTGCCGTGGATAAACTGTTCCTGATTCCGGCCTCGCATTAAAATTCTTTTGCGGAAAACTATTTCCCGCTACTGTTCTTTGATTTATCCAACGCAACATTCTATTGGGTGCACCTTGTAAACTGTCTCTATCCATAGGATCGTCAGCTCCAGTGTCTGCCATTAAATCTTTATTAGAGTTATTTATTATCCATTCTTGCGCCTGAGCCTGATTCATGTTTGGCCAAGATTCTGCAAGAATAGCAAGTACACCAGCAACCTGCGGACTAGCCATACTTGTTCCTTGATACTTGGTTAACTGATATGTACTATTTCTTGGATCAGCCGTACCACCCGAATGTACGCTACTTTGAATACCTTCACCAGCAGCAAAGACATCTACTTGAGGTCCACAATTACTAAAGTTAGCTTTATCTTCATTCTCATCATTCGATAAAGCTCCAACATTAATATTTGCAGCTAAACCTGAGCCCGAACCATTACCTCGGTGTAACCAAGTAGTAAAAGGATTTCCAAGAAAACTTAATGTATACTCATTATCATAATCTTGATCTGCGGCATTGGCTGATTTCCAACTCTGATTTCCCGCAGAACATACAATAATAATACCATCAGCAATTGCATCTTCCATATCTGCATTTCTTGACTCGAACCAACGTGGAATAGCCATTGATAAATCAGCGTTTGGAGCGTAACAACCTCTTGCTTGCAATTCAGATTGATTTAAAGCTGCACCATAAGTATTAGTTGTAGCACCACGATAAGTAATCTCTGTTACATATCCAAATCCATCTTCACCGGGTGTTGCAACTGATCCGTAACTATTATTTGTAATTGTTGGATTGCGCCGACCAGTTTCTGGATTAATAGGTTTTGTATTATGCCATTGTCTTATGTAATCCCACAACCTTGTACTTGATAAACTATTTGGATTTGTACCATATGGACTAATGTTATAAATGTTGGCATCTCTTGCCCAACCTTGAGAACTACCTGCTACTGTTCCTGCACAATGGCATCCGTGATTATTATCAGCTTCGTCTGTTGAATCTGTATATGAACCACTTCTATCATAAGTGTATGTACCATTTGAACCAAAGCCTAATGCATTAGTTAATGAAAACCAATTAAATTGATTAACACGACTTCCGCCACTACCGTCCATATTAACCGCAAATTCTGGGTGGGCAGGATTAATATGACCATCTACAATTACAACATCAACATTTTTACCTGAAGCGGTAACTGTTAATGTATCAGTTATATTTGGACTACTACCATTAGAGCCCCAGTTACTTCTATTTGTTTCTTCGGAATGTCTAAGCAAACCCCAGTTTACATCGTCTACATCTGTAAACCAATCTTTAGAAAACTTTTCAGTTACTTTCCAACCAGTAGGACGAGTTGTGAGTTCAATCATCTCTACTAATTCAACAGCTCTTACTCTATCGTCTTGTTGAATGAGCATTGCTTCCGCATGTTCTAACATGTAATGAGTGTTACGACTTATTTCTCTTCTATGGGTAAGTCCGACTGCTCTGTTTGGAATAAACAAATCACCGCCTTCTGTTTCCATATCATCATAAAAAGATTCTAAATCTTCTCTATTATGAAGTGTGATGATCCATTCCTGTAGCATTTATTAAGCCTCTAACTGAAGAACATTAAGTGTTACTGTAATAGCTGTTGTGCCACCGCTTTTATTTCTTACCTTGACTGGAATATTTGTAGTTGGTGTTGATTCTAAATTATAACCAATTACACCAGGGGAGATCATTACTGTTTGAGCTCCGGTTGTAATTACTTCTGCAATAATGCCTGAATCTGGAGTAGGATCTGTAGTTTCTGATCTTGAATTATCTGCACTACGTGCTGAGTTGGTAGCATAAAGAGTTACCCAAGCTGCAGCTGATGTTGTGATTGTATATAATGCGTATCCTTTAAATCCAGTAATATCAATATCTGTTGATACTCCGTCTGCAATAGAAGCTGTTACACCTGACTTATCTGAACGAGATGGTAAACCACCACCGCCGCCACCAACTTCTGATTGATTTGCTAATCTTACCCAAGAACCTGAGTGAGCAAAATATGCTGCACCTGTTCCATGTACGTGTGCAAACATACCGTGATATGTTGAAGCACTTGGTAAATCGCCTTCTGTAGAATATACGTTAGCAAATAATACTTTATTGCCAGCCATATCTAAATCTGCGCCAACTACCGCTGCAATTGCATCAGAATCTGAATATGAAGCGCCCGAACCTGCTTGATCTACCCATTCATAATCTGTTCCACTCCAACTGAGAATTTTTCCTGATGGAGTGGATGAATTATTTAAATGAGCATCTACATCAGCATTTGCATATGATCCACCGCCGCTTCCTGCAGCAATCCAATCATAATCACTACCATCCCAGGATAGAACTTGTCCTGAACTTGCAGTGGATGTATTTAAATGTACGTCAACGTCAGCATCTACATATGCTGAACCGCCACCAGAACCACCAGCAGCAAAAGAGAAAGTACCGTCGCCGTTTGCCGTAAGCACCTGCCCATCTTCACCATCTTCAATATCGAGATCTAGTAATGTTAAATCTCCAATATTGTCATACAGTTCAGTAAAGTTAGCATTGGTTTTCGACATGGCTGAACGAATTGGATCACCCGTTCCGTCATTGGCTTCCTCGCCTATGTTAATTATTAATTTAGCCATGTGTACTCCTATAAGTTTTATATAGCTTTAATAGCTTATTTATTTAACCGTTATCGACAGTAAACGTTATGTTATCGTCTACTGTATATACAAAATTGTCTGCCCTAATTGTTTGATCGCCCGTATCTTGATTAGGACCAACAATAGGATCTCCACCTTTAACATAATCATCTTTACGTATTATTTGGAATTTAGATGAGACCTTAGGACCTGTTGTTTGTTCATATGCAAATTTACCGAATAATTTAGATCCGGCAAGATGCATTGTATCTTTTACGACTTTGTCGTATTTCTTTTGATCAACTGTTGATTTAATTACATAAGAATATTCTTGATAGTAATCACTATCTTGAACTTTCATATCTGAATCATAGTATTTAAATACTTTATCGATTGGATCAGTATAATAACCATTGATATGAGAGCTTTTGCTTCCCCAGAATCCAGCCGTAATACCTTGTGTTCTTGCACTTAATATTCCACTTGCTTGAATTTCGTCATTATCATTAGTTAAAAATACAGTTTCTCCATCAATATAACCAAAGCCANNGTTTCTTACTTCTACTGCTTTAATTCTTCCTTCAGAGAATAATGTTCTGTTTTCAATATCTGCATTTAATCCAAATTTTTCTGAATCATAATCTCTATTAACTGCTAATATATCATACTCATTACCTTTATGAACAAACTCTGCGTTAACTGCCGCTGTTCTTAATCCATAATAACTGAATGGTGTAACATATAAAATACCAGCATCATTATCAACTCTATTAATAACGGCTGTAGTACCTGTTAATGCTTGGGTAATTGTATCGCCAACTGAGAATGCGGCAGAAAAATTATCAACAATAATAATTTGATCGTATCTTTCAAACGCTGCCATTTGTTCATCTATTGCAATACTAAATGTATCATTAACATATTCTGAACCAGGATTTATATTTTCAAAAGATTTAATAGTACCAATATCAAATGGTGTTAAATCGAATGCTTGATTTAAAGGTGTTGAAAGAGTTACTGGAGAAGCGGTACCCGACATTGGAATTAATGCCGGTGGAACTGCGTTATAATCAGACGAGTTAATTGGTACTGCAGTAAAGTTTCCAACAATATCTGTAATTAAAGAAACGCTTTCAATGTTTTCTAACTCTTCTACTTTAACATCAGTTATAACGCCTGTGTTTGCATATAAAGCACCAGGTGAAGAGTTATTTACTGCCGATACACCGAATATATCTCCGCTTCCGTCTACTGAATTATACGCAGTAATTGTAAAGTTATCGGGATTATTATTTTCGTCAACACGATCTCTTGTAGAAATTGGTCTGCCAATTGCAAATGTATCGCCAGGTTCCATTTTAACGCCGACTGCAATAGAGTTTTGGCCTATAACTGTACCTTCATTACCAGCATTATCTCTTAATACTTCAAGTTCTCTAAATCTAAAATCTTCGTTTGGTAAAACAACAACTAAATCTGATACTAATAATTTTGTGTTTGCAATTGTATAACCGAATCCACCGTCTTTAATAGTATAATCAACTGTACCAGTAAATTCAGTTTGCAATTCAGTTACAATTGCAGTACCGCCTTTACCATATTCTGATTTAATATTAAAAATATCGCCAACATTATTGCCAGTAGTTCCGCCATAATTTAAATCGATTGCAATTTCATTTGCTGAACCATTTAATTTACCAAAGGCAACATCTTCACTTCCGATTCTACACATAATATCATCGAACTTAACGAATGTTCCTTTTGTTCCTGTAATATAAATGATAGGTGTTAATGTACCATTTAAATAAACAAAGTTAATTTTATCTACAATTGCCTTTGCTTTAGAAATAGATCCATAAATGTTTCTACTTAATAAATCGTTATATTCGTATCTTTGTCCTAATCTCGATACAAAACTATTATTATTTGGAAGGATTTGTAAGTAAGTACCAGTTTTCCAAATAGAATCAGATGCTTTTAACATATACTTTGCAGGATACATTACTTGAATGTCTTCTTTATAGAACATTCTAAAGAATAATATTAAACCTGCTTCTGTACCTTTTCGACGATATAAATCTAAAATATTACGTATAACAAATTTTACTGTTTTATCATCTTCAATTGGCGGCATATCTGCCATATATTTCTTCTTAAAGAAAATTAACATTTCAGAAAGAGTCGTACCAACATCTCGGTATTCAAATAACCTACGTGAGTTATAAACACCCATATTAGGCTCTGATTCTACAAACTTATAATAATGTTCTACCATTGCAACTAGTTCAGACCCAAACTCTCTATAATAAGCAGGGAACTGCTGCGCGATTTTAAACGCGATATTCTTTTCGACTAGATTAACGGTATTATCAGCCATTTACTTAACCTCTACCATATTGATTGTTACATCATCATCGAGGATAACAAAGATTCTTCCTGCAGGTGATGCAATATCGTCGTTGGCAGTTGTTACCATAATACGTATTCCTGAACCTTTATAATTTGTTACTTTAAAGTCGACCAAGTTAATCTCACCAGTTTTATAGTTAACATTACCAGCAATTGGTTTAACAATTTGTGGATTTGCCAAATCTGAGGTGACAATCTGCATATTACCTAAACCATCATCTTGTAGATATGAATCAACTCCATTAAATTCAAATACTCCACTTACAACAGCAGGTTTATAATCATCAAATCCGTTTGTATCTTTAAATGGATATGGTTTAACGAGTTTTGCGTAGAATTTAAATGATGGTGAAGATGAGATATTTAATGCTGGCGAATAAACAACGTATGGGCATACATTTATTTCGTTACTTAAAATTGCAATATCAGTATTATCGATGTTTGAAGATAATTGAGATAATCTTAATGTAGTATCAAAGTCATCTAAGTATGTAGTATTATATGTTGATACTGCAGTTCTAATATTTGCTTCAAGCTCTCCAGCAGATTTCTTAGTAACTTTAGAATCGAATGAAACGTTTGCTTCAACACAACCGTAAATAAATTCTGATGCAATAAATACTGGCTCAATACCAAGTGGGCTTTTTTCTTTTAAATATTTAATATATGCCGATGCAAGAACAGAAGATAAACCTTCTCTTCCTTCACCTAGGTAAACTGAAATAGCAACTTTACCAAACTGTGGTGGATCTAATGTTTCACCACCATAAGCTGCAACTGAATCAATCTCTGGGAAGTTTTGCTTTAATAAGATTTCATAATCGTTAGTTGTAACTGCTCTTTCTTGAATTTGTAAAGACTTAGGAGCAAAGTAACGAATGTTTTCTAATGTTTCTCTATCACCGCCACTTGCAGCTGGAGATATTGTTTCGACTGAAATTGTTGAGCTTGCATTTTCAGCACCTAAACTAAAGTTAAATGCTCCATTTGCTTCTGCTCCTGATGTAATACGATATCTTACTCGAATATCTTCGAATGCTTCGGGTTGTAAACCAAATACATTATTACCAAAGTAAACAGTATATCGTCCATCATAATAAGGTTCTACATAGAATACTTTATCGGTTGGTCCTACACCAAATAAATCATCTTTACGAATAAACTTATTTGCATCTTCTGTTGCTTCAGCATCTACGAATACTTCGATTGAATCTGTGTCTGCGTTTTCGTTTGTAAGAATAACTCGTAGAATACCGTCATCGCCAATAAAATAACCTTCTCTTTCAAATGATGATAACATTTCACCTTCAAAGATTTCTACATTTTCAGCAACAAATGTTCCAACATCAGTTTTACGAGCAACATATGTTTTATCGTTTACAAAGTTAAATTGTTGTCCTTGGAATGAAGTAGTGAAATCAGAATATGCAGGAATTGTAACTGTTTGACCCACAATAGTTGTATCAACAATAGTAACTGTAACTAATGCTCTGGCTGATCGTCGTGATCTTGGTAGATAATTAAGTTCTTTTGCGTGAGACATCACTGAGTTTTTCAACACAGCTGAATCTAAGAACATTTCATTAACTGCCATATTTGTATAGAAGTTATTTTGATATGTGTTATAAGCCAAGACATCTAAGAACACTGACATGTTCGAACCTTCAAAGTTATAATCCTTGAACTGCGTCTGGCCTTTCAGATAGTTTTTAAATTGGGCTTTGATTGATTCAAAATCCAACTCTGAAATATTTAATTTAGCCATTTATCGTGTCCTCTCTAAGAATACATCTAGCTTAATCGGCTGCTGTACGTTTGTTATATAAAATACAATCTTGACTCGGACTGTATTATCGTCTATATTGGAAGTTGCTATTACATCAATAAGTTCTGCTCTTGGCTCATATAATTCAATCGTGTTCCTTACTTGGTTTTGAATTAATATTAGAATTGCTGGTGTAATATTTTCGAATAATAAAGCATTAATATCGCCACCAATATTTGGCTGCATTAATCTTTCGCCACGGTCTGTAAGTATAAGATTTTTAATAGATTCTTTAACAGAATCTTCATCTTTCCAAACTGTTATATCTGAGGATACAGGACTAATCTCAAGATTCTTCTTAAAATCTTGATATAAATTAATCTTTTTAGTTTTAGCCGTAAATACGTTGGCTACCATAATTAGCTCCTGTTATCTTCTGAACGTTTGTCCCAGAATTTTGATCTGCCTACATCCAAATGTATGGCTTTATCATATAATCCTATTCCTCTAAATCCTTCTTTTCTTGCTAAAAGCTCAAACTCTCCTAATCGTTTAGGATCGAATCCATTCCAAGTTAAAAGAACTGCATTACCATGTGTATAAGCTGTTGATTTATCTCCACCTATTTCTTGATTATATTGAACGCTTGTAAATCCTTCTTTTATAACCAGCTTTCCATTAAGTACATTTTCTTTTTTAGCTCTTTTATGTAATCGTATAAGCATCACTCTTAAATCTATATTAAGCATAGTCCAGCCTTCTGCAGCTGGTTTCATATCAAATAACCAATCGCCATCTACTGTTAGTCTTGAATCATCTCCCAATACCAAAGCTTCAAAATCAGGTAATTCTCTATATTCAAATGCAGAAATAGGTCTAAAATTACCTGCTAAAGTAAATGCGTCTCTTGCTTTATTTATTTGTTCTCGTCTTGCCTCTTCGGATAATCTTGCAGCTCCGCCACGTATTGCTTCACCAGTTATTCTATTAGATGCGTTTGATAATGTATTAAATACTTCGTCATACCTATTAGCGAAATCATTAAGTGGATCTTTTAAACCATTAAGTAATCCTTCGATACCTGTTGCAAGTCCACAAAGGCGTGATATTAAAAACATAATTTCTTCTATTGATGGATTTTCAAATAACCCTACTGCATAATTAATTAAGTTTTCAATTTTATCTGTTATTCTTTTTGCTTCTTCTGGTCCACATACTGTTTGTAATGCTGTTTTCTTTTCTTCAGTTTCTGCAACTATTTTTGCTTGAACCGGACTTGTAATTGGACCAGTAATTGCTTCAACATTAAAGTTAGATATAGATCTACAGACTTTTTGAATAGTCTTTTCGATCATCTCTTTAATTTTCTTTTTAATTGATTCAATCAATGCTTTAACTTTAATCTTCTCAAACAATGCTTTAATAGGATCTTCGATATTCTTAATCTTTTCAATAAGTGCAAATACATCCTGTAATACACCATCAATAGTATCAAGTAAATCAAAGAATCCATTAATTGCTGCAAAGATATTATTAAACAATGAACAGAATCCACCAAGAATACTTGTACTAAAATCACCGTTATAATAACCGTCAAGTTCAGATAAGAATCTTGGACCATTTGCGTTTGAAGATTCAATTGCCGTTGCAGGAGTATAATTAGAACTTTCAAAGAATGATGCAACTTCTAAAGCAGTAAGAGGACCTTTTGCAATTCTAAAATTAAGAACTTCATAGTCATTACCATTATTAGCAGCTAAAGCATCAAGTGTTGATTGCCTCTTTAAAAAGTCAGCATTGATTTTATCTACAGCTTCATAAAATGTTGTACTACCGTAACTTTTAACCATACTACTTAAAGAGTTTCCGTTAGTATCTCCTTCAATAGTACCTTCAAATTGTTTTCTGAATGTTTCTATTTGAGCGGTGGTAAACTCTCCCCTGCCATTAACTGGATTACCGATATATGGTTTTGCTTGTTTATTTAAACAACTTCTACAAAGACCTTTTCCTGGTTTACATTCACAAGCCATTATCCTACCAACCCTCCACTACCAAGTTTATTTCCATCAGATTTAACTTCGTCAAGTACATTTAAGAATTGTTGTACTGAAGTAAGAGATCTATTGCCTGCTTCATCGCCAGCATATTTACTCTTACCTGCATTTGGACCTGTTACCAACGGTAATGATGCCCATTCAGATGCAAGGTTATTTGCAAATTGTTCTCTTGACATTGTACCATCAAGGAATTTACTTAAACCTCTTTGGTCAAGAAGAACAATAGCCATCTTGTCTTGATTTTCTGGACTGAATAAAGCAGAAGCAGGTATACCAGCTCTTGTATATAATGGATTACCTGGCCCAGCGCTAGAATCATTATTATAACCTCGTAAAGTATCTTCCATAATTTGATAACGACCTGATGCTTCCGATAGTTGAGTTTGATCAATACTTTCTTGCCAATCTAAAACTTCTTGTATAGTCATTTTAGTAAGAGGTTTAGCCGGATATAATGATCTTGAAACAAGTCCTGATATATCATCATAGCCTTCTGATTCTTTATTACCAATAAAATCAAGTAATGGCGTAGCTGCAGTTTGAGTTGCAGCAGTAATTTCAGAAAGTATTGGTTTTGCCGGGAATTGAGATCCTCTTGTTTTTGCAGAGTAACCTGAACTACCTATTGAACCCATATCATAACGAGGACCAATAGATGTTCTTTTCTCAACTGGCTCTGGTGCTTCAACGCCACCTGCTCCCCAAGCAATTTCTGGTACTGCTGATCCAGGAATGAATGGTTTTTGCATAACAGGTGGAATTAAGAATTTTGCTCCAATCGCAGCGTTAATCGAAGCTGCCGCACTTGGCCTTGGCGGTACAGGAGGAGCAAGGTTAACCATACCAGAACCAATATTAGCAATCGGTCCACCAATATTTGTTTGTACTCCACCTTGAATGGCTAAATCAATTCCAGCGTCGATATCTGTAACAATACCGCCTGAAAGGAATGCTCCAACTCCGCCTTTAGCATGCCAATTTACTAAGGCCTGTTGGTTAAGATTAATTGCACTTATATTCATTTCAGCAACTGATTGAATATTAACTTGTGTATTACCGCGTAGGTGTAATTTATCTGTAGCATCTACTTGAATCTTTTCTGCTTTAATTGATATTGCACCATACTTTGGAGGGAATCCGCCACCTACAAGACCTGTAGATATATTTGTTTCTTTTGCAGATTTAATAGACATTGTACCAACATTTGCGTCAAGTTTAACATCAGCGCCGCGTACTTGAGCTTGTTCTGAAGCATTAATTGTTGCCTGTCCACCAACTGATAACATATAGTTACCGTGTACTTGTGTTTGTAAATCACCTTCGACTTCTTCGATCTTATTACCTTTTACATAAACATATGAGTTACCTAAAATAGTAACTGTACTCATACCACCAACAACGACATGTTGTTTTCTATCCATTACATCATAATGATCGCCTTTGGTTTTATTTGTAGTAGTACCACGATCATCGATTTGAATAAAGGAACCAGATTTATGATGAATCATAATTCTTTCTGCTCCAGGAGTATCATCTAATTCGATAGTATGAGAACCTGATTCAATAACTTTGTTATGTGGATATTCAGTATCATATGCAGCTCCTGGCTCATCCCATTGGTATTCAGTACCACCAATAGGAACATTAACTGCTCTACCCATTTCTTGTTGAAGAACATATGAATCTTGGATGTATTCACCACGAGCTAAATCACTATTTGATGGTTTACCTGAGTCTTCAGGACCCGCGCCTTTTGATAAAAGATCTCCATCTTTTGGTGGAATCCAACCCCAGCCAAATTTTGCTGGATCGATTTCATCTATTGCTTGTGTTGGAATAAGCCCAAGTATCATTGGTTGTTGGGCATCTCTACCGTCTAAGAACATTCCATATACCCAAGAGTTAACCTTAGGAACTACGTTTGGATCATATCCACCTTGAGCAACAATAGCCCAAGGAAGCATATCTGTGGGAACCTCATCAACTGTTCCGTGTACTCCAAAGGCACGAACTCTCACTCTACCTTCTAATCGTTGGTCAACATTTCCTTCGATTACACCAATAAAAAATAATGGATTTCTAATTCCTGCGCCATGTTCATGCATTATATACCTACTCCAATATCGGCAGTTTCACTTTCAATTAATTCTTCTTGGCCACTATGGTCGAACTTAACAATATTAAGTGTCGTGTTTAACACACCTTCACGCATTTTATGATTAGTTGATTTAATCATATATCTGCCTGATAATGTATCATTCATAGTAATTGTGTTATCAACACCATCCAAAGCTTTTATTTCTAACATTATAATTTGACCTGGTCGCAAATCTAATCGACCTTTTAATTGAGCCATAACGTTTGTATTATGAAGATGGTGATAATAAGAAACTCTGTTGTGTACAATATCAGCAAAATGCTGATCACGTTTAACATTGGATGGACTATCACCGTCTCCATTATAATCTTTAAATACCATAAACGTTCTTGCGTTTTCTTTCTTAAACGTTTCTTTTCTAAATTTTTCAGTATGTGGATTATTTTCTAACTCTCGAGGTTTACCAGTCATATCAACGTATGATGTGTTAGAAAAATCAAATAATGAATCTGTTAATCTCTTTTTAATTAAATCAACTTGAATAACTCTATTTAAATATGCGCCTGAATTTAAATCAGTCGATGTATCAATACCTTTTGATAAAACTTGTAAATCTTCTATTCTATTAAATTGTGCTTCTATATTTCTAGCATCTAAATCTACAACCGGCGCATAGAATAATTTTTCGATATTAAGTTTATCTTCAGCATATAAATTGTTTGCTCTTTTAATAAAGAATTCGTCTGTACAAAAATAAAAATCTTCGATTGTCTCAAAGAATCTAAATGTTTGAGAAGGTGTTGAAGGATTATATGATCTCGATGCTGCAAAGTACATTGCTTCAGCTGGTTCTAAATCTGGAATAATAAGCTGAGTTTGGTTTTTTGCTTTTTGAACAAAAAGAGATCTATCAGGATCATCTTGAGATTTGCCATCTTTAATTAAATCATAAACTTTAGATTCATAAGGAAGTACCTTTTTAGATTTTTTTAATTTTGGATCAAATGATGATGCTTCTCTTAATTTGGCATAGCTTTTAGAAAACATATCATGTGCCATTGCATCTGGAGTAGTAAGATAACTCGTAAGAATTTTTCGAGTAGATGCATTAAATGACTGTTTTGAAACAAAATGAATAGTATACGTTACACCATTACTACTTGGTCTTGGTACAATATTAGATACTCTATGTACACGAGCTGCAATGAATACTTCTGTATTAAAATCCATACCAACTAAAGTAAGGTTTAATGTTTCTTCTCCTCTAATAGGCATACCTTCTAATACATTAGAAGTATCAAGAATATCAATGCTCCCGCTATAAGCAACAGCATCCATAGACTGACTAATCTCAAACCCATAAACATAGTTTGATGATAAATCTCGTCTAATATTACCGTCGTATGAAATAAGCTCTGCTCGAGTTACTTCGACTGTTCCGGGATTAATGTTTTCCATTTATCTGTCTTTTATTTTCCGCGCAAATTCTTTTGTGATAAGTGGTAAGTAACTTTTATCAATAAGGAATATTTCTTTTTTGTTTTCGTTTTCGGCCAACTCTTGATCGTAAACTTTCCATTCTCTCCACTCTTCAGGAATGATTCGTTTAATAATAATCTTACGACCTTGTTCAGTTCGTAGAATAATACGATCTTCTTTACGCAAATAAATCGTTTGGAAAGATTCTGGCGCTAATTTTACTATGTCTACTGCCATCTTTTATACAACCTTATAGTAATAGATAATGTTATCACCATTATCGTCTTTTGTCCATTCAACAACTTCATCGCCGACTTTACCAGATTCTTCTCTATACTTTTCTACTAAATACGCATTAAAATCAGCTTCTGCCATTGGCCACTGATGATAAGGATCAATAATATTATTTGATATATTAACTAACCAAACATAGTCTGGCGAACCATAATAAGCGTTTGCAACATCTTCTGCTCTATAACCTTCTTTAACTGTGTAAGGTAAATATAGCATAGGATTAGAAGTAACAAAATTCGTAAAACTATTTCTACGAGTAATATCTTTTACCTGCACACCTTCATAATTTATTGTTGGAAATTTAGAAAAATATTTCATTATACAATTCCTTGGTTATTCTGGTTCGGATAAAGATCTGGATCAAAATTCATTGCAAGTTCTTCTTCAAGAATCGTACCAGGCTCAGATGTTGATGGAGCACCATAATCTCCAGCAGTTTCAATTTGTAATTCTTGTAGATTTAATGATATTTTAACTCCGGCTGGTCTTCCGCCTGCCATTACTGCCAATGTTCCGCCATTAGCATAGTCTACAGCCATAGAAGTAACCATACAAGGTTTAAACTTCATATAAAATGTCTCATCAACACCAATAAGAAATATCTTACATGTACGTGGAAACTTTAAGAAAGCTTTTTTAATGCCTTCAGATCCTGTACCAATATCTACTGTTTCAGGTAGTACGTTTAATTTTAAAGCTTTAATAACGTCTTGAATTCTTTGAGAATCTCTTGGATTATCTGGATATAAATCCCATTCAAAAGTATGCGTTCTTAGCTGTACACCTTCAAATGAAATTGTTTCTCTTGGGTTTAATGCTTGACCAACTGAAAGATTTACTGCTCCAGCTAAATTATCAGGAATAAATTTAGATAACATAAATCGAGTCATACTTGCCGCATCAGCTGTAGAAGTTTCTGAAACACTCTTAATTAGTTCATTTATTTTACCAGTACTTCCACCAGTGGCAGCGCCGGCCATTCTGCCCATATTTTGTATTGCCTTTGGAATTTCTGAAATAGCACCGCCATCACCACCTGATGCTTTTATAGCAGTTTGTACCATTCCTTCGATTAAAGGATTTTGCTGCATGTTATTATATATTAAGCCAGTATTATCTACTAATTGTTTTGGAAACGGCAACTCAATAGAATTAGTACTACGTATACCAACTCCACTAGCTCTATTTTCAGAAATAAGTCCAGAACCCGTGTTAGATACAGTTTCACCAAACTTATCTTTAAAACCTTCGTAAGAATAATCTTCAAAGATCATAAGCATACTATGTGGAAACGGCTTATCCGGAAATCTAATAAGATGAGATTGAGCGGCATTCATCCGTTCATTGTTATCTATTGTTTGTTCTGGCCGCGTTGATTCTGCCATTTGTACTATCCTTTGGATTATAAATAATTTATTATTTCTATTTATAACTAATTGTGAGGTGTCGGTGGCTTATAGTGGACGGTTTAAACCAAAAAATCCATCTAAATATAAAGGTGACCCTACTAAGATTATTTATCGGTCTATGTGGGAGTTCAAATTTTTTAGGTATGTAGATGTACATCCTGATGTAATATGGTGGCAGAGTGAAGAAGTTGTTGTGCCTTATTATTCACCGATTGACGGAAAGCGTCATAGATACTTTCCAGATGTTATAGTACATAGTAAAGTACCAATATCAAAAGGTGGCGGAGAAAAGACTTTAATGATTGAGATTAAACCTAAATATCAGACAGTGCCGCCTGACATAAATAAGAAGAAGACATCAACAGGTCGAGTCTCGAGAAGATATTTAAATGAGGTTAAGACTTGGGGTACTAATGAAGCAAAATGGAAAGCAGCTCGCGCATATTGTAATCAACGTGGGTGGGATTTTCAGATATATACAGAAGATCAACTAGGAATCAAATAATGGCATCAATGTTCGACGACATACTCCTTAAAGGAATACGATCTGGTAAAGCACCAGCGCGTACAGACGCGGCTAGACAATGGTATAGAGATCAAGCCAAAGGTGTAACTCGTACAAATAGAAATAGATCCAAAGGCGATAAACTCATTAAAGAGTTAAGACAAGATAACAGTAGACGCCAAGATTCTAGGTTTATGATGGGAAATATGTACTTATTTGCATATGATCCCAAACATAAAGACACTTTACCATATTATGATAGGTTTCC